AGATGTATTTTCAACTAATTCTGTTAATGTAAGAACACAGGGCACTATTAATTTACATGCCGATAAAGACATTAACATGTATGCCGGACAAAACATCAACATGTTAGGTAAACAAAAGTTAAATTTAGAATCATCATTTATTAATCTTAGGGCTGAAGGTGAACTAAAAGCATATAGTAAATTAAAAATAAGTGTAAGGTCAGACCAAACACTGGCATTGGATGCAGGTAAGGTTGGAAGTTTTGATGGAGGAGATAATCTATCATTAACAGCAGGATGTGTTGCATTAAATTCAGGCGGTAGCATTCCAGTATCACCAGCTACAGCAATTCCAAAAAATAAAGTAAGCGACAGCACATTCAATAGTAGTACAGGATGGCAAAGTGAAACAGGCAAACTAGAAACTATCAATACCAGAGTTCCTACACACGAACCGTGGCCGTTCCATAATTTAGGTGTAGCAAACTCAGTTAACTTTGGTGGTGCTAAACAAACACCTTTACCAACAGCTACACAAAAGGCAATCACAGAAGTATCAGGATTTTCACCTAAGGGCATTGAGCTAAAAGACTTTACTGCGATCAATAAAGCGTCAGGTGACATTGAAACACTAAACAGTGATCAAGTTACTGGTATCATGGGTCAACTGTCCAAAGATACTGCACAACGATTCAATGAGTTTAGTACCGACAAAGGACTAGGACAATTTGGTTTAAGTGCTGAACAATTAGAATCAGCAGGATACCTAACTCCAGGTACACTAGATCGTTTCTTAACAGATCCAACAAGCACCAGCACCGATAGTTATGGTAATACTACTACGCAACTTGAAAGAGTATTATCTAGTTCCACAGTGTGGACAAACAAAGGTGGAGTATCAAACTTAACATCCTTCCTTAATAATGCAACATTACAGGAAGATGCAGTTCAAGATGTGTTTGTGGCCAACGTAAGTCAATTAAGAGCAAACGGAGTGATCAAGGGAACTGAATCTCCCAACGATCTAGGAGCATTGTTAAATGCGTCCATCAGTCACGGTGTCAATAATACTACAAGATGGGCCAAAGGTCTAGATTTAAATACTACAATATCCAATGGTATTAAACAAACAGCAAGAAATGCTCAATATGCTGTTCAATTTGTAGATGAAAAAATTACTCCTGATCTAAGTGGCTTTGGTAGTCCCGGCGGATATTCTGGCACAACGGATAGAACAGGTATTGATAGTGCAGGCAATGCGTTAATTAATAACGATAAAATCCCAAAACCTAAATATTAAGTGAATAAATACTAGCATGGCAACATACTTTGGATTTTCTACAATTGATAACAGCAAAAAGTTTACACTGGTTGATTATGAACTAGTTAAACGTGATGTGCTGAATAGCCTTTTGATCAAACAAGGCGAAAAGTTAGGTAATCCTAGTTATGGAACTAATGTATGGGGATTAATATTTGAACCTCAGACCGATTCGACAATGAAAGACCTAGAACATGAAATTCGTAGAACGGTTGAGCAAGACCCTAGAGTTAAAGTAGATGATCTACAGGTATACCCACAGCAAAATGGTGTACTGGTAGAACTTTTTGTTACAGTGCTATCCACAACAGAAAAGCAAAGACTAAGCCTTTTCTTTAATCAAGAAACTCAAACAGCTAGTATAGTATAATAATATACGTAGTTATCTAAAGTGATAAATACTTGATAACAACGAGAATACTATGGCTAAGACTACAAGACAAACAGCAATATTCGGAGCAGAAGACTGGAAAAGACTGTATAAGACTTTCCGTGAAGCTGACCTTCAAAGTTATGATTTCGAAACTCTAAGAAAAAGTTTCGTAGATTATCTTCGACTATATTATCCAGAAACATTTAACGACTACACAGAGTCAAGTGAATTTATTGCACTATTAGACTTAATGGCCTTTATGGGTCAAGGTCTTGCATTTAGAAATGATCTAAATGCTCGTGAAAACTTTATTGACACTGCAGAGCGAAGAGACTCAGTGGTCAAACTAGCAAATCTAGTAGGGTATAGTCCAAAAAGAAACGAAGCAGGACAAGGTTACTTAAAAGTATTAGGAGTGTCAACGACAGAATCTGTAACAGACGTTAATGGATTCAATCTGTCAGGAATTAGAGTTAACTGGAATGATTCAACAAATCAAGATTGGTATGAACAATTTACATCTATAGTAAACGCAACTCTAGCAGATAGCCAGAGATTCGGAAGACCAGGTAATACACAAAGTATATTAGGTGTAACCACAGATGAATATGAATTAAATGTTGTAGATGGATTTTTACCTGTAGTTCCTTTTGACGGAACGGTAGATGGTACGACAATGTCTTTTGAAGTAGTTTCAGCAACATCAGCAAATAAAACTTACATATATGAATCTTCACCACAGCCAAATGCTCCTATGAATGTGTTGTATAGAAATGATAAACTAGGATTTGGTTCTGCAAATACAGGCTTTTTCTTTTACTTCAAACAAGGCGGACTAATTAGCCAAGACTTTTCAGTAGCTGAAAGAATATCTAACAGAACAGTTGACATCAATGTTGAAGGCATTAACCAAAGTGATGTTTGGTTATATGAAGTTACTAATACTAATACATTAACCGAATGGAACAAAGTAGAAAGTATATACGGAGTAGGAGCCACACCAGCCACTGAAGGCCAACAGCGTACAGTATATTCTGTAACTGCTGGAACAAATGATCAGGTTCAATTGAGATTTGGAGATGGTGTATTTTCTAAAGTACCAGTTGGAACTTTTAGAACATTTGTCAGACAATCAAACGGATTAGACTATATTATTAATCCAGACGAATTACAGAACATTACTATCTCAATACCATATATTAGCCGTAACGGTCGTAACGAAACAGTAAGTTTTGTTTTAGGACTACAACAGCCAGTAACTAATGCTAAACAAAGAGACACACTTGATGATATTAAAACTCGTGCTCCAGCAAGATTTTATACACAAAATAGAATGGTTAACGGTGAGGACTACAACAACTTCCCTTTCACACAGTTTACTTCAATACTAAAATCTAAAGCACTTGGACGTTCAAGTATTGGTATTAATAGACAATTAGATCTATTAGATCCAACAGGTAAGTATTCATCAACAAATACGTTTGCCAGTGATGGCATGTTCTATAGAAGCTTTACCACACCTAATTTTACATTTACATTTGTTGACACAAATGATGTTGCGGCAGTGATTAGTAATCAACTTGAATCAACTATTGCTTCAAGACCAATGGTACATTTTTATAATGATAAATTTGTAAGACCGAGCTACGCATCAACAGACATTATTTGGCAACAAAGCACAGCATCAACTAATTCAAGCTCAGGATATTTTAAAAATGCCGCCGGTAACCCTATAGCAGTTGGTGAAATTGCTACTAGTAACACACGTTTTATTGAACAAGGTGGATTGATTAAAATAGAACCACCAACTGGTTATTTCTTTGATGCAAATAATAGATTAAAAGTAGGCACTCCAACAGGTGCCAATGAAAAATTAGTTCTTTGGGTAACAGTATCGAGTTTAACATTAGACGGTACAAACTTTGGTGTAGGCAATCTTGATGATGGTAGTGGTCCTGTGGTATTAAATGACTTTATACCTACTGGTGCAATACCAACTGAAGTAATTCCAAAATTCGTAACAGACATACCTGCGGCAACTGAAACATTAATGATTGCACAAGTTGAATTGTATAGAAACTTTGGTTTAGGATATGACAACACAACCTCAACATGGTATATCATATCATCAGACAACTTGAATCAAGACGCAGAATTTAGTACAGACTTCGCTAAAAACACAGATAGATTACAACAAGATGCATCATGGTTAGTACAGTTTACCACTGACGGTTCAATATACACAGTCAAATATAGAACACTAAACTATTACTTTGCATCAGTTACTGAAAATAGATTTATATTTGATTCTAACGATGCAATATACGATCCTAAAACAGGAAGAACAGTTAATGATTTTGTTAATGTAATTAAAATTAATAACAAACCCGACAGTAATGCAAGTTTGACCAGCGACATCAAATTAGACATAATTGGACAGGAAGTAGAAACAGATGGCTTTGTTGATAACTTTAAAGTATTAGTAAGTTATGCAGATAGCGACAGTGATAACATTGCTGACAATCCAGATATATTTGAAGACATAGTTGCTCCAAAAACAAATGTAACAACAAAAGTTGCATTTTTACAAAGGACCACAGACTTTGACAACCTAGAAAGATTTGTTCCAATAGCAAGCGGAACAGTTGATATCTTATACGCAACATTGGACGCAATAGAATTAGCTAAAACAGAATATATAGATGGTCAGATATTTTATGCATCTACAGATAAAAAGTTTTACAAACTAACAGTTGTAGGAACAACATACACGCTTACAGAAACAACAGAGTATCAATACTATACTGGAAGACAAGACTTACATTTCCAATACAAACATAATTCAAGCAACAGTAAAAGAATTGATCCTGCAATAACAAATATTATTGATTTGTATCTGGTAACTAGTTCATACTATACACAGTATCAAAATTATCTTAAAGATGCTACAGCTACAGTTACTAAACCTCTTGAGCCAACAATTGATGAACTTTCAATTGCATACGCTACACTACAAGATTTTAAAATGGTCAGTGACAATGTAATTTTAAATTCTGTAAAATTTAAACCATTATTTGGTAACAAATCAGCAACAGAACTTCAAGGTGATATTAAAGTTATTAGGTATACGGATTCAGTAGTTTCAACTAGCGAAATTAAATCACGTGTGGTTGAAGCACTAAATGAATATTTTACCATTGATAAATGGGACTTTGGAGATACGTTTTACTTCTCTGAATTATCAGCATACCTGCATTCAGAGTTGGGTGATATAGTAAGCTCAGTTGTGCTAGTTCCTAAGGACCCAACAAAGAGCTTTGGTGACTTATATGAAATACGATCAGCTCCAGATGAAATATTTGTAAATGCGGCTTCAGTAGAAAATATTGTGGTCATCGATGCACTAACTTCTAGTGCTTTAAGAACAGCTTCTAATAGTGGAATAATTTAATGGTAACAAGAACAAGAACAGTTGATCTATTACCTGAAATATTTAGGACAGATACCAACAAAAAATTCTTATCAGCAACATTGGATCAAATGGTCCAGCCAAGCAAGCTACAGCGTGTTGAAGGATTTATAGGTAAGAAGAACGGACCAGGAGTAAATTCTACTGACAGCTATGTTATTGAACCAGATACAACAAGAGCAAACTACCAACTTGAACCATCAGTGGTTTATAAAGTACCAAATACTGCAACAACAAAAGATCTAACCACATACCCTGGACTAATAGACGCTCTTAACATACGCGGAGCAAAAACAAACAAGCATGATAGACTATTTTCAAGTGAATTTTACTCTTGGGACCCTTTTGTTGATTATGATAAATTTATTAACTTTAGTCAATACCATTGGCTATCAGGTGGCCCAGACTCGGTTAATGTACAAGCTACAGAAATAGGATTCACTAACGACTTTACTGTTGATAGAACAACCAGCGGTTATACATTATCTGGATCTCCAGGAACAAATCCAACAATTACTTTGATAAGAGGCGGAAACTATACATTCACAGTGGAGCAGAATGGTAATCCTTTTTGGATACAAGCAAATCCTGGAACATCAGGAACACTAATTGGTCAAGAAAATATTTCAAGTCAAGATGTGCTTGGAGTAACTAACAACGGTACAGATAACGGTACAGTAACATTTAATGTTCCATTGAGTACTGCACAAGACGAATTCTATTCAATGACTGACTTGGGCGAAGTTGATCTAACCACTGATTTAAGATTT